CGTTCCTGAAAATGGAATTGTCGGATGTCACCTTTAAAAACTTAGGAGCAAACCAATTACCCATAGATGCTCTAAGAACTAAATCACCAGTAATCAGAATATCAACATCACTGTTGTATAATAATCTGAACAATAACTTATACGAGCTGGGTGTACCTTTAGTGGTGTATATTTCTCTAGCGATTTTTAATACTTTTCTTTTATCCGCTAAAGAATCTTCCGGAAAGTAAGGTAGAAATTCATCAATAAAATATTGAACAAATTCATCTAAAGTTTCATCAACATCAAAATAGGATAATAGATGTTTAGATTCGTATGTTATCTGCTTTGTTTGCTCTAACCATTCGTAATATGCTTGAACGAAAGCAACAAAGTTTTCATAACTAGTATCATCCCGAACGAACTCAGGAAGTTGTGATGGAATTAGACTTGATATTTTTTCGAATAAAGGATTCATATTATCTTGCAGTTACATTAACAACAATTGAGTTTGGATCAAACGGGTCAATTGTCAGTAGTCTATTTTTGTTTGATGATATAATTGTAGTTTCTGGAGGAATCGTTAGCGTCAACTTACCAAATGGGTCGTTAATCTCATAAGGAGCAAATTCAACCAAATCAATAATACCATTTAGGTAATCTATTGTTCCAACATTTTCATTTAGAATTGTTTTTACACCATCAACGAAATAATAAGAACGAATTCTACCGAATTGTCCTTGAAGTACAGCATAAGCTGAACCGGTCACTCCGGTTGTATCATCTGGTGCAGCTGTTATTGTTACAATAGCTTGAGTATAATTACTACCAGGATTATCAAGAACGATATCATATATGTATCCATTCTTAATTAGGGCTCTTGCTGTAGCACCAGAACCGTCGCCAGTGATAGTAACTATTGGGTTTTTGGTGTAACCGAAACCAGGATTTATTATCTTAATTTCTTGTAACCCTGATGAATTGAATGGAATCTCTTCTAAATAAACTTCTTCATGTAAGGTTGACGATGAATCGTAATATTGTATTGATGGGTCAGAATATAATCCAGATTTGTAAATAGCTCTACGAACTGGAACACCATAATTTAGTGTGTAGTTGTCCACTTGTCCAGTTAATGGGTAGAATTTCTTTTGGACATTAATTGAACAATCATTCGAAATTATAGATGAATTTGAATTTTTAATAGCAACCAATAAATCAGCCATACTGAAAGTTGAATTAAATTTATTCAGTGTAATATTGCCAAAGTTTTGAATTGTAGCTTTGACTAGTTCTTTCATTTGTTGAGATGACAAACTTGTTGTTCTTTGGTCATAAACCACATCAGCTATTACCTGAACGTATGTGTAATCTGGTTCGACCATAACAGGTTGAATAGTCAAAACAGAATTTGGTTTAATGACTTCATTGATGATTCTTTCTTTTTGGTTCTGTGTTAATGTGTAAGAACCTTCAGGTTTAGCACAAATAAACACCTGACCGAAATTTGGTGGAGTATTTTCAGCACCACTCCAAGCAGTAACATCATCAAAATTATATCCAATCTTGTTTGATGATAATAAGGCTATATAATCATCAGTTGTGACTGCTCTACCTTGTGTTGCATAGATTTTAGGAGCAGTGTATTTGATAGATTCGATATCTTCTTTCTCACTGCCACCACTAGATGGTGATTTTGGATTGATTACAACATTTGGATATCCAATAGAATCCAATAATACAAAGTTATTAGCACCAAAAGATGATATTCCATTGGTAATTAAATAAGAAACTTGAATGACATTACCATCATCTAATTTTTTACCTAATATTCCATCACCAAAATAAATCTCATACTCACCTGTTAAACTCTCTTGTAGGTAATATATTCTCGATTCACCATCTTTAGTGGAAAAGTCATCAGCTAATTGATATGTAACAGGAGAAATGGAAGTTGGAGAAGGTTGAACTCTAACTTCTAAAGTTGAAGTATCAATATTAGCATCCGGTAAAGTGAATACCTGTTTAGGGTTAGACTGACTATTGTAAGAAAAATTTAACGATATAGGTTCACCCTGGTATATCTCCAAATCATTAAATATAACAGTGTTTGCTGATGTGTTTTCTGTTATAGCTTCTTTAGTGACAAAGGTATAATTTACTCCATCGATAGCTTCAGATTGGAATTTTGTAAACTTATTTAAGGTTAAAGAAGAAACTGGAACATTATTGACTTGTAAGGTTATAACCGCAGAAGGAGAAACAGAACTTCTTGGTGTATAATTTAATAACTTAGCATGAGATATCACCGAACTTCTCAATACAGCTGTATCCATAAACATCTCATTAGCAACCATGTTTAGGTAGTATGAGTTATAATGGGTGTTATATGCTAAAACATCCAGAAGAACGGATAAACCAGAACCTTCAAAATCATAATCTTTAAATTTATCCTGAGAACGAAGGAATGTTTTTAGATTTTCTTTGATTGAATCGAAATCTAAGTCTGTAATTTGAATATTTGAATTAGCTGCTGCCATTTATCTTAACCTTTGCAGAACAAAATTTACAGTTGTTGGTTCTGTTCTATTATTAATGAAAAACGAAATAATAACCGAATAGAAATTATCATCAGGACGAACCTGAACAATAACCTCTCTTAATTTAACTCTTGGTTCAAAATTCTTAATTGTATCTTCTATTTCTCTTTGTATATAATTAGCTGTCAAAGGTGAAACAGGTTCAAAAAGCATTTTACGAACATTTGAACCCTTCTCAGGATGAAAAGGTGCCTCATAGTGATTCAATAATATCAAATTACGAACAGACCTTATTACAGCCTGGTCGTCAACACTTAACACAATATCCTTTTTGATTGGATGTTTTGTGAAAGTTAAGTCTAAATCTGAATATCTGTTTGAAATTGGAGTGGCCATGTTGTATTTATATTAGTCTCCGATGAATACATCTGGTGAACCTTGTGCCACGGCAGAACCACAAGCAATAGCATCACCTATTCTAGCTGCTTGTTTTTTGTTGACATAAACTGAAGGAGAACCTCTGGCTAATTTAGAATCATGGCACCTATCGTCACAGCAATGTGTTACCCAATGGTCACCTTGTCTGTGTGCTGATATTCCATTGATAAAGACATTATCAGAGCCTTCATCGTTGACTCTTGGTGGATAACATCCGTGTCCAGTACAAACATCACCTAATCTAGTAGCCGCTGGCATTAATTTCTCCTAAACAATCGACCAAGATGAGCCTTCTGGTATTGTAATTACAACACCCTCTTCTACAGTTATTGGGCCAGCTGTAACTCCATTTTGTCCGGTGGGTATAGTATAATTAGATGATATTGTGTTGTTATTTAAAAGAATAGCTCCACCTGCGCCAGTTCCACCACCGCCACCGCCGCCGTTACCTAGAACGTACTGAAAATTTTCATCTAATTCGGATAGGGGTATTGGTCCTACTCTATCCGCAAACGTATTTGGTATCATTCGTTATTCCAATTTACTGAGCTGCCTGCTCTATTTACCCAGATAACAATATCGCCAGAATTATTAACCCAACTAACAATACGTGTTTCTTTCTCAAAGAATCTGAGAAGTTCATCTCTGCCTTCTGTCCAATCATTTTCTACTATTATCGTATAAACTTGTGTTTCGCCGTTAGCTTCAGCCGTATAGGTATAAGTGAATCTCCTATCAACAGAAGCTTTAAAGTAGTATATACCGTATAACTCATCCAGTTTGATGTCCTCGAAGGAATCAACTGTGACGAATCTATCATCTTCAGTTCTATAACTAATACTTTCGGGAAACACATCAGTATAAAACCCAAATATTTTATTACCTGATACTGTAACAGTTGGATTATTTAATGATGGAGTAATAGTCACAGGAAAACTTACACCAAAAGAATCGGTGTAAGTTATTGTGTGTTCTAAATTTTCCTTTTCATTTACGGTATTTAGGATAGTATTAGTTGGCAAAAAAGGCATATTATGCTAAATTCGAATATCCGTAAGAATGTCTTCTATGATTAAAAAATGTCATATTTTTTGATTGGTCACTTGGTGGCCTATTTCCATTTGAATTAAATGAAATGTGGATCCAAGGTAATCTAGTGCCCGTTGATTTGTATTCTAATAACATTTGGTCATATGCAACATTATCTCTAATCCATAGAGCTATGTCATAATACAATTTATTATTTTTATTTGCGGAATGAAACTGAATATCGCAACCTTGTCCGGTCTCGTGTTGACTTTTACCAGCAGAAGATCCTTCTGGTAATCTAAATGCGTTAGTCACAAACATATCTGGATATTTGTCTTTTATTGGATCCAAAACATTGGTTGCTAATAATTTCAAGTTACAAACAATTTGACCTTTAGTTAATCCCCTTTGAGCAATAACTCTTGTCTGAGGTAGAACCGATTTGTTTGATAATTGGCCAAGATTGAAATACTTAGACAATTGTAAATCATCAGGATAATCAGATAAAACATCTGAACCATCACAACTTAATGTTGATGGTGGAACAGATACAGCTAAATTTTTATTTTGTTCAGATACCACAGGTCTTTCATTTATTTGTTCTTGGGTATATACACCCCGTTCAATTTGTTTTCTGATATATTCATCTGTGCCTGATTCACCTGCATCATAGAAAACTGACGCATAATCAGCAGCATCAAATAATATAGCTGGTTGAATGTTTGGAATTCTAAATTTGCCTGTTGGCCAAGCTTTATATGTTGTCATTTTGGACCTTTATGATAAATAAATTTCACGTTCTTGTTGTCTTCTTGTTACCAAACCAGGTAAAACTTTGCCAGCTGCCTTTGTCCAAGTTAATATCGAATCTCCAGCAGCAAGTTTATCTCCTGCGTTAGTAAATCTCAATAAATCGGATTTACCGAAGTTACCTAGACCCACATTATAAGCGAAAGATACCATAGCATCGAATTGCCCCTGAGTGACACATGAAACTTTCAGTTTCTTCTTGACACCTGTAGCAAAATCATTTACAATTCTCTGTAAATCATCATCAGCTTGAGCTCTGGTTATTGTATCACCCAAGTTCACTGGTCGACCCAGTGCCTTAGCTGTGAAACCATAACCAATCGTTATTGGTTGTCCTTTGGTACCAGGATCCACATAAGCGTTTTCTCTGAATCCTTCTTTTTCTTTGATAACTTTTAGACCATTTTCCGATACAGTCAAATTTTCTATAGGTATACAAACACCATCAGACAAAATAACTGGAGTTGGTGGAGCCTGTTCACTTGCTGTGTTTGCTTCTGAAACGCCAAATTGTGGTGTGTATTTCAATGCTTCACCCTGTTCAGGAGTAATATCTTCAAGATTCACCACATCCAAATTGGGAACAGGAACAGATTCTTCTTCGAATTCTGGTTTATTGTAATCTGAACGGAATGGAGCTTCAGGTATATTAGCTGACCTAGCAACATCACAGTTGAGGTCGATACGGCCAGCATCAGCAGCAAAACTCGAACTCAACATGTCGATTTTACCAGAAACATCAACATTGAAACTGGATGCTTTAATGTTAAAAGCTTCACCCGCAGTCAAATTGATACTACCAGCTATTCTAGCGGACACATCGTTTCCGCCTATAATGTTAATGTCACCTCTAGCTAATATATTAACATCAGAATCCACTGTAATGTTTACATGACCCATCACATGAATCATGTCATCACCCATGATTATTTGGTAGTTATTTTTTGTTATCTTTTCTACCTTAGTTCCAGTTGGATACATTTCAAAGAAAGAACCNGANCNATGCATCATGTGAATACGTTCNCTACCTGGNGTATCATCCAATTCAAACACATGACCAGATTCNGTTTCTAANACATTATTGAANGGNGGTGTGGTGTTGTATGCCGGATAAGGTTCATCCCAATACAGACCNTCTGGACCTGCTGTTGGTACTTGTTTGTCTAATGTTTTTCTTCTTTGGCCAACATTAGTTTCATTTATATTTTCGTTTCGATATAATCTACTTGTTGTCGGTTCATTGAGATTAAATGGCCAACGAGATGCGGCTTGACTCTCTTCAATAGAAGCACCAGTTCCATCAGTTGAATAATTAATCTTATCTGGACCTCTTGGAGAACTCCCCAATTCAATTTCACTTCTTGGGTCGGCAAACCCTTTAGATGGATTAGGAGACAAATCGGGAATGCCAGGAAGAACTCCCATGATGATAGGAGCTTGAGCTGATTCGCCATCCGAAAAGAAACCAACAACATATTGTCCTTCTTTTATCGAAGATGTTGTTGTTGAACCATTTGGAGGTAACAGAGGTTGACCCCACGGTAATTCAGTGGTAGGAATTAAAGATTTATCATCGGTGTGCCATCCGAAAGCTCGAATTTGCACTCTACCTAAATTTAGGGGGTCTTTTCTGTTTTCAACGACCCCAATAAACCAAACAAAACCATCAAGACCAATAAAATTAGTACGGTGCATTATCTTCCTCTAATTTCTTTCCAAGCAGGCAAATCATTCTGGAAATTATAATAAGGTGTTTTCAAACTCTCTTTACTTATCTCCAATATGGTTATGAATTTATTCTCTTGGTCTATTTTATGTCTAAGAGCTGTAACCAAAAAGTTACCAGAATAATATTGGTCCCACATCCTAGTTCCNTCTTCNATNTATCTATTTTCNGGTAACATAAACTCAATTACAGTNCCGACAGTAATCAGNGGGTCTCCNGGTATTGATATTTTATANCTAATGGTGTTCAATTGTGGAATTTGTGATGTTCTATAAGGTACATATTTCTCAATATTGGTATCTCGGATAGATGGTTGTTTGGTTTTAATGTATCTATTCAGTGTTGTCTGTCCTGTATTTGTTGTTGCTACCTTTAGAACAGCATCATATGTTGAATTGGATGTATCACCNATTCGATTTACAGAGTCGGATATTGGAGGAAAAGTATTCAATTTAGGAGTATCAGGTGTAAAATATTTCAACAAGTCGAAATCATTTACTGTATATGTTTGACGAACAGGATCAACAGCTATCAACCTATTAGCAAACATGCCTGAATTTATTGAATCTACTGTGTTAAAATTTGAAATGGTTTCATACGCCAACACATTTGATAATTCCATATTCAAGTCTTGAACTCTGGAATCATCCGGCATAGTCAGATTTTTTGGTTCATATCTGTATGTTCTATAGATTGGATTGGAATATAAAGTTTGTAATGACTTGAAATTGAAACCTTCAAGATTTTCATAAAACAAATATGGAGAGCCTTCAGTCTTTGAATTGTTTGATAAAGCTCTTGTACATAACCAGTTTATAGCCTCAAATGGTTTTAGATTTGGAATAATAAAATTGTTTAAACCTTTAGTTTCTTCTATGTTTCTAGCAAGAAATTTATCAGGAGAAACTTTGAGTTGGTTCTGTATAATATCTATAACAATGTCTGATATTTTCTTATTTGGATAAGACTTACTAATCTTATATTGTTCAGACAGTATATATTCTTCCGAACAGAAATTCAAAATATAGTTTTCATTTTGGTCTTTGGCTTGGTGACGGTC